TTTTTTAATATTTTTTATTTTTTTTCTAATTATCGATAAAATCATACTTTTAAGCAATAAAAAAAGATGGGGTAGTATAAAAACTACCCCTTTATTTTATGATTTTTTTAATCTCCTCCATGTCTTTTTTTAATTCTGATTGATCCTTTTGCATTGCTTCTAATTGGTCCACTATCTTCTGCATAGTAGTCCTATAAATTTCAAATGTCTTGCTATCTTTCCATAGAAAATATAGTAAAATAGCACCTACTACACCATATTCTAGTAAAGTTTTTTCCATATAATCACCTACAATCCTAATATCTTATCCCAAAAATTATAATATTCCTTAGCCTCCTTAGTATGATCTACTATAGCCCTATCTTTATAACCTTCATTTAAGATTTTTTTCTTCCATGAAGTTTCACCAAAACATCTGACAGCTGCATAGAATCTTCTTACAGTTTTGTTATCTACCCCTGTTTCTTGCATAATATGTCTAAATATTTTATCTGCTAAGGTACGATTAATACCTGTATTGTTATAAGAACTATATAAGAAGTCATGTACTATTGCAGCTTTAATATATCGACCAAATGGGTTATATAACCATTGTAAAGAATGAGGCACTGATGCCCCATCCGTTACAAAACCTTTAAAAATTGTTATATCATACCCATTGATAGAATAAACATAATCTGCTAATAATACAGCTTTTCCATTTGAAATTGGCTCAAGTAGAAGTTTAGTTTTTTCCATTTTTGCCTTCTTTAATTCTTTGAAATACAGGTTGAAGTTCCTTGACTACTGCATCAATAGTAGTCTCATTTATAAATATTCTTAGATGTCTTGGTAATTTAGATACAAATTCCTGAACAGCTTTCTTCTTTAACTCTCCAAGACCTTTACCTTGTATCATAAGTTCTTGCTCCAAAGCTTCTTTTCTCACCTCATCTTTTCCTTTATATCTCCAAGATAACAGAAAATAAAACACCAACGAAAATACATAACCTAAAATTTGCCATAATAATTCTTTTTCCATAATTACTACCTCCTAAAATTTAAAATTTATAATTTTGTCTGGCCAGACAATGATTATTTAAAAGCTATCTTATCTGCTCCTTTAATTTGCCAATGCGGACCATCTTTAAAAGTTTCCCAACAATTTCCGCCCCACTCAATACCATACTTTTCTAACAGTCCTGCCTTTTTAGCGATATTATAGATATCTTGATAGTAGTGAAAATCTTTCCAATTTCCTTTATACTCTCCATTCACAATTACACCAATATCCGCTGCATAACCTAGCCCATCAAATTTAATCTGATGATTGGACTTTAATTTATATCCATCTACTTTAGTTACTTTAGATCCTGGAGCAGTTCTGCCTTTTTGATATTCTAAATTTTGCTCTGCTGCTGTTCTAACCCCTGCCGTAATTTTAAAATCCCAAGGACTTATTTTTATAAGCTCTGTCATAAAATTTACCAGGTTTGGATGCACCCCTTTCAGCATTTTTAAACTTGTTTCTGATAATGTATACATTTAAAATCACCTCCTAAAAATGACCTTGTGAAAGCCTGTTTAAGCCAATTAAAAAAAGGTAGCCATATAAAACTACCTTTAATAACTTTAATCCCATTTAATAGCTTCTAATTCTTTAACTGTTGAAACTTCCCTTATTTTCTTAGTTATAGCTGTATATTTGTTTTGTGCAGCAATAACTCTTAATATCCAAGAGAAGTAAATTAGATTTAATTCTCCCAATGAAATAGCTGCAATAGAGTTATCTTTTAATCTCCATTGAGTTGGTAGCGATTTTAAAAGTGGCTTTAATTTTCCAACTTTCATAGCACCTTTTATTTTTGTCTCAAGTTCTGCATCTACAGGAATACCTAAAGTAATTAATGCATCTTTAATTACATCATAATCTTCTATTTCTCCAGCCATATCCAATGCCATCTTGACTCTCATAAAATTAACTTCATCATATTCTTGCATTTGGAATATTTTTCCATTATGCTCATAACTTCCAAACATCTTATCTAGCAGTATTTCTCTAAACTTGTGCCTGAAAGTTCTTTTAACATCTTCCATATCTATATCCCAAGTGTGTGTTACTGTATTCCACGTATGATAAGAGCTTGGCTGTGGAATACTCTTTAATTTCTTATCTTCTATGTACTCTCCTGGAGCTAATTGAACTTCGATATCTTCTTCTATAAGTTCTTCTCTAGTCATTTCTCTTATAGTGTTTGTAGCTTCATCATAAGTTGGATATTTGAAAGCTTCATTTCTTTCAATTACAACATATTCTGAAGGGATAAGTTCTGGATAATCCAGGAATAAATTCCCCTCCATAAACTGCATAACTTCGTCGGCTGTTAAATTAACAGTGAATGCGAGTCTCGATTTTTTCTCTTTTGAATAAATGTAAAACATAACATCTCTCCTTTCAAATGTGAGTAGATTTTCAAATTTATTCAGTTTTTTATATTTAAAATTGTTGATTTGAGAGCTTATTATATAAAATTCTTAGATTTTATATTTAAGAAAAATTATAAAAATAAACTCAAAAGCACAAAATTAAACCTTAAATTCTTTATAAATTTGAAAATCTCTGCAATATTAAATTAAAAAATACCTAATTTTTTCCTAGCATTTATAATGCTATTTCTTATCTCTGTTGGATTAGCTTTAGCTATATAGTGCTTGCTTGTAACTCCGCTACTACTATGATTCGCATAGCTACTAGCCAAGCCTAATCCTGCTAAATTGTTTATTAAATTAATGCTAGTTTTCCTAAGAGTGTGAGGATATAGATCCTCAATATCTAAAATTTTTCCTAGCTTTTTTATTCTATTTCTAATTGCTCCTTGTGTCATCTGCTTATAGATTTTTCCATACTTAGTAACAAAAAACCAATCTACATCTATCCCATTTTCAGCTCTGTACTGTATCCATTCTTTTATAAGTTCTTTGCATTTTTGAAAAAAGAATGCATTAACTATATAACCTTCCTTTTCCTTTACATCTCTAAAGTACCCATTTTCTAAGTCTAATTTTTCCATTTTTAAGCTTTGGATAGCACTAATTCGACAAGCACTGTCTAAGAATAATTCCCATAATATCCTGTCTTGCAAGTCATATTTCTTACTCTCTACTTGCATATATAAACGAACTGTTAAAATTTGCTCAGTTGTAAGAAAATAACTATTTCTAACTTTGTCCTTTTCTGTAAATCTAAGCTTATCTAATTTAGAATCAAATGGATGATATTTAATTTTGTTTCTACGAACACACCAAGCATAAAACGTGCTAATTGCAGTAGTCTTATTCATTAATGTTCTTTTAGAATTGCCTAAACTCCTGCAATAATTCCGATAAGATTCTATGATAGTAGGCATTTCTAGTAACGTTTCTTTGCTTAGAAGTAACTTATTTTTATAAGACTTCTGAAACCACACCAAGAATAGCTTAAAATTGTTACAGTAAGTTTTGTATGTAGTCCCCCAAGTATCCCAATTACTGCTCTTACAACTATTTAAATACTCCAAATAAATTTCCACATTTTCTTTTTTTAGATTTTCTAAAATCATTAATTGCATAATTAAAACCTCCTATTTTTGATAGGTTTATTATACAATTCTTAAATTAATGGAAAATCTACAAAGAAAAAAATACCCATTAATGTATAATGGAGGATCTCCTATACCTGTTGGAACAAGCGGAAAATTACCAGATTATGTTAATTATGATAATATATTAGATTTCTATTTTAAAATTAGATTTAAAGGCGGAGTATCATTTTATGTTGCATTAGATAACTCTACTAATACAAATATAGTCGATTATACTTTATTTAATGGGATTAGATTTGAACTAAATAAAAATACAAACATTTTAAAATTAATAGCAGACCCTAAATCTGAATTTTTATCTATTGATATTTTTAGTAAGTTAACTTAACTTTTCATATTTAATTGCTGCATTTTACCCATTGTAGCCAGCTGTTATAATCCTCTGCTCCTTGATTTACTCTAGTATACATAGTGTTCCCACTTATATATAACTGCACTCTTCTGCCATGATAGAACGAAATTAAAATTCCAGCTGGGTTATTTTCATTATTTGGTCGATTTTTTAATAGAGTACTACTCCATGGCTCGAAGGCTATCGTACAGTCGTTATGAACTACGTTGCAGTCTCCAGACCTTTTAACTTTGATTAAATTTTCCATTCTTATTGGAAAATCTATCAAATTTTAGAAGTGAAACTATAACAATTAATAGTACTAATGGCATTCTAAACCAATCATTTAAATTAATAGCAGCTGGGAAAATTAGAATAATCAGTTTTATGAATATTTTCGTTAAAAATGATTATGAAACAGATTATATTTTGCCCGATTGGTTTTTAAAAAATACTGAAGATGTTAAAGCTTCTTGTGCAAATGGTACTGGGGGCGCTACTGGTGAAGTTGCAG